ACTTTTAATATTTAAAGAATCTATAAAATCAATTCCTAATTGTTCAACTTCAATTCCATTATTAGTAATAACTTCGTTATCAATAACTATTACAGCTATCACAATATTTTCTTTTATAAGTGCAAAATTTGCCATTATTGAAATTTATATTTTATTATTACTATTCCCGAACCACCATTACCACCTTTTGCAAACCCACCAAGATAACCACTTCCACCTCCACCGCCACCTGTATTAACAGTTCCTGGAAGTCCAGCAGAAGCATTATTAGTTCCATTTCCACCGCCTCCAGTACCGCCAACTCCAGCTGTTCCCCCGAAACTTCCACCTCCACCGCCACCAGCATAATATGTAGTTGTTCCTGTTATTGAATTTTGTAAACCAATACCTCCAACTCCACCAATAGAAGGAGCAACACCATTAGCTCCAACTGCACCAGCTCCACCACCGCCACCAGCAGCTGAACTAGCACCAGTTCCACCACCATTTTTTCCTTGACCTACAATTCCAAGACCTCCAACTGCAATTTGACCTGGATAAGAATTTCCACCGCCACTTCCACCATTTGCTCCAACTACTATTGCCGCATTATAAAAACCATCATTATCACTTCCACCGCCACCGCCACCCGTTGATACTATTGCATTAAATGATGAATTAACACCACTTGCTCCACGAGAAGTTCTTACTGTAGAACCACCACCGCCACTGCCTATTACTACTGGATAAGATTGAACTGATATTGATAATCCTGTTGCTGTTAATAACCCACCAGCTCCACCACCAGCAGAAATTAAAATCCCACCTCCACCTCCACCAGCTACTACCAAATATTCAACTACATTATAAGGTGCGTTTCCTAATTGACTAACTACAAAATTATCAGTTGATAAAAAAGTGTGAACCTTATAATCTCCTACTGTTGTTATAGTTCCACCTGTTGCAACTGTAAAAACTGCTGGAGGTACTTTATTCATTAAAGGTATTAAGTTGTAATACATTATGCTTGTGTGTTAATTCCTAAAACATCAAATTTAGTATCTGTATCATTCCAAACCAAACCAATATAAATAGTTTTACTTATTGTTGTTGTAGTTGGTAATGTTACTCCGATGGCCCGATAGTTAGTTCCAAAGGCTATTGTTTGTGCTGTGCCATTATCTTTAATTCTTATTATCATTGCTTGTCCTTCCGACATTGTGCCTGTTGGATTTGCTATTGTTAAGCCTGTAGCTTGAGCTGTTATCTTAACTAAATCATTTGTTGATGTTGGTGTTACCGTTGCTGAACTTGTTACACTTTGAACTCTCGGAGCATATTCTGCTTTAGCGTTAAATGTACTCCAATCTGCTGAAGTTAATGCACCCCTATTTGAAGCACTTGCATCAGGTAAATTAAAAGTATGAGTTGCAGTTGCCGAAGATATATTAAAATCAGTTCCTGTAGTACCTGTTGCTAATGATTGTATTTGTGCGGTTAATCCATTTAAGGCTGTTAAGCCACTTGTAAAAGTTGTTATGATTTGACATAAATGGCTATTCTCAGTATGCATTGTAATTGTGCGACCACTATTATTAACGTAAAATCTAATGGCTAACCTATCAGTTAAAGTTAATACAGTTTGTGGAACTGCTAAAGCTGTTATATATAAATCAATAGCTGTACCTCCTGTAATGCTTTCAGGTGTTGCTGAATTACTTGCAATTAAAGTTAAACTAGTACCATCGTATTTATATAATTCTACATAAAAACTAGGTGTACCTCCAGCTGAAGATGCACTAAAATATGTTTCAAAATTCCAATTACCTCCTGGTATTAATAATTGATTAGGATCATTTGCATCGGTAATAAAACTTTCAATATAACCATTAGATGAAATTGTAAAATCAGTACCAGCTCCGATAATAGGTGTTTTATTTAATTCTTTAAAAGCTACTCCACCTAAAGTTCCTTGAGCTACCGAACCATTAAGATAGTAAGATATTGAAGAACCGCCACCACTTGACATTGGAAAGTTAGCAAGTGAACCATCACCTCTAACATATTGACTAACCACACCAGCTCCTGTTATTGCTATTGTGCCACTTGTTGTTATCGGACTACTAGCAACACTAAATGCACTTGGCATTGATACGCCTACACTTGTAACCGTTCCCGTTGTTATGTTTCCACTACCTAATAAAGTAGTTGAATTAATAGTTTTTAAATTAGTACCCGAAACTAAAGTATCTTGTTTTAAATTTAATGCTGTTTGAGTTGCTGTAGATACGGGTTTGTTTACATCGGAAGTATTATCAACATTGTTTAATCCAACCATTGACTTAGTTATTCCCGAAGTCGTTCCTGTAAAAGTTTTATCTCCAGCTATAGTTTGTGGACTTGTTGAAATCACACCCCTTGCGGTTGCACTTGCATCGGGAACATTTAAAGTTATTACAGGAGTTGTAGTGCCGTTTGCTACCGATGAACTTAAATCAGTTCCACTAGTTCCTAAAGTTAAAGCAGCTACACTTGTAACAGTTCCACCGCCACCCGTTGAAGCAATAGTGATTATTCCATCTGCTGTAGTTCCTGTAGTTGTTAAAGTTATATTACTTCCCTCAACTAATTTTATACTTCCACCTGTAGCCGATAAAGTTGCTGTATGCGAACTTGAATCTGAAGTATTTGCTAATGTTTGATTTCCGCTATTTGTACCGCTTGTATTTGTTATAACTGTTTGTTGAGCATCGGTAACATAATTTTTATCTGTACTTGCTGCTATATCCGCTGTTGTTGCATCCGCCCCTACAGTTACTAGACCTTTTGAATCATAAGTAATTTTAGTTTTAGTTGCTCCCGTTATAGCTGTATTGCCAGTTACTTTAGTTCCTAATGCTGTATTCAAATCGGTTTGACTTGCTAACGTTCCTGTTATAGCACCCCATGAAACAGCACCCGCTGCACTTGGACCAATTAACGTACCACCTAAAGTAGTACCGTCTCCGATATAAAACATTTTAGTATCAGTTGTATAAGCGACCTCGCCACTTTCTAATACAACCGTTATTCTATCGGCATTCGTGCCACGTCTAATTCTTATTGCCATTTTATATATTATTAAATAAAGTTACCGCCATCTATTAAAGTATATGAAGTTGCTGCTGCAAAAGTACCGCCATCAATTAATACATTGAAATTAGTACCGCCACCACCACCACTATATATAGGAATATTTAAAACATTACTTACTAAAGTAGATGCTCCACTTGTCCCCGTTGTTGTTAATGTTATTCCGCTTCCAGCTGGCAAAAAAGATAAAGCACTTAATTGAGTAGTACCATCACCTAACTTAAATTGACCAGTTGTACTTAAATACGCTGGCTCACCAGCTTTTAAAACCATTGTTGCATTGGCTGAAAACCATGCTGAATTTTTTGGATCGTATCTTAATTCTACTACTGCCATTATGTTAAAGTTTGTATTATTGTTACAGGAGCTGGGTCAGTTAATGTTTGTATTAGTTGTTGTAATACTTCAATCGTATAGTAAGAACCGCAAGGCACCACCGCAATAACATTTCCATCTTGATCTATTATTCTTACATCATCAGGATTAATGACTGAAGGCGAACCTGTTATTGGTAAAGAGCAAGCATCCCATTCAAAGATGGATTTAAACTCAATATCAAAATACCAACCAGCAACCTCATCGTTAAAAGCATCTACAAAATCAGTTAAAGTTGCATTTTCGTTTACATCAATAAGTTCTGAGAAATCAAATTGTTTAAAATAAATTAAAGTATCTAAAGCTATTTGCTTACAATCCGATAAGACTTCAAGTTGGTTTCTTAATCCCTTCTTGCTTTTATCACAAATGTAAAATCTTATAACAGTAATATCACTAGTCCCTTCAACTCTGTTAGGTTGCAAAGTACCAAATAACATAGGATATTTAATTGACTGGCCGCCATTTAATTGATCCCAAGGGTCACCAAAATACCAACTCTTAATTTGCTTGTGAGCAGTTGAGTACGTTGCTATTGTTGATATTAATTTGTTTAAGGTAAACATCTATTAATTTCTTATTTTTTTTAATGTACTTTTTAATTTCAATCTTTGTTTTTTTTCTTATTGCCATATAGGGTTATCTCGGTTATCTTGAATATTACTATAATCTTTTTTACCTAAAATTCTCGTCCCTAAATAAATATCAACATCGTAAGCATTACGTTCAGGGAATATATCCGCTCCTGTATTAGTATTGTAAGTTGGGTAAGTAGAGTTATTATAGTTTAAATATTTTATCATTCGGTCTCCGTACATCTCACCATTTGTTTTCCAAATATTCATTAAATATTCCATGTCATTAGTAGGTATTGGTTGCCCGTTATCACTACTATTTGTCATTATGCCTTTGTTAGCATATCGGAATTTAAACGTTGGTGAGCTTTCATACATAATATAATGAACCATCATTTTTAAAATGTAGTTATCTATTATTGTTTTGTAAGCTACTGGAATAGTTGTTGCTGAATTTATATAAGCTAAGATGTGAGTTTCAATAGTATTGTATAAACTCGTTCCCAATAAGGGAAGTATATATTTATCCTGTACCAATTCAATAACTGGTGTTATCTTATCGTATTCAGTGTTATCGTCAATAACCGAATGTCTAATTAAATAATCTTGTCCAATCCAAAGTGTAGCCATCTTATTTCTTTTTACGTTTTATTCTTGTTTCACCTACCCAAATGTGGCGGCACCAAGGCGTTGTTTCAGTTCCATCATTATAAAATCCACCTCTGAAATCCCAGGCACTTTCTCCAAACTCGTTGGTAAAAGCATCTATTTGTTCGTAGGTTAATCTTCGTGCTACATTTTTTCCATCAACAGTTTCTCGACCACTTGTTTCAATCATCATTTGTAAACAGAATTCTCTTGTTGTTGGTAATCTTTTTGGACCACTTACATCAGGTCTTTTATCGTATTTATAAACAGTGTAAATTTCGGTATCGTAATCTTCAGTATCTTTATCTAGTCCTTTTTCGGTTGGTGTAAATATTCCATCTAAGAAGCTACCTAGTTTTTTTTTCTCTAACCAAGTTATTTCAGTATTTATTTTTTCAATATCTACATTTAATGCCTTAGCAAGTTCTTCAGGTTTCGCAAATGGATTACCTTTAAATTGATTAAGTATTGCATTTCGTAAATCAGTAACTGATAATTGTAATCTATTGGTTGTGTATAATTTTTGTTTCGATAATTCGAATCTTAGAACTTGTTTTGAATCTTTAAAGTTTACATATTCAAGGTCTATAATTTCGTCATCATCATCTACATCTACAGCATTTGCTTTTACCCATTCAATAAATCTTTTTTCTTTATCAGCAGATTGTTGAACTTTTACAACCTCATTATTCATTTCTTCTTGAGCTATTCCTAAGAACGTTAAAGCATCAGCATCACTTAATCCAAATCCTGTCTTAATCATTATCAAAGCCTGGTCCGCTGTATAATCACCCTTCTTTAACTTGTTGGCTATATTAAAAAGATTTTGTCTTTGTCTGCCTGTTAAGTTTTTAAGGTGTTCGTTAACTTGTATTTCTTCTTGTATTACAGTTGCACTCGGAGTACCAATTTCTGCAGCTTCAATCTTTAACCCGTATTTTTCAATTATATAATTCGTTACGATATTAGGATCACGTAAATTTAAAGCATTGATAACATTTTGATTTTCTAATGGAAGTTCCTTGCCTATTGGCTGAACTTGTTCTACTTCAAATGTAATATCTAAACCAGTTTTTAGTTTAA